AAAACATGTGTACTGCTTCCAAACAATCCATTACCAATGGAATATACCTGAAATATATTAGAACCCCTATAAGTTAAAGATAACTCAACGTATTCTCCTGTAGTTAGTCCATGAGGAGCAACACAAACAAATGAAACCAACCCATTACCATTTTGCGTAGTATTCCTGATTGAGAATGGTATTCCACTAGACGCAATCCAATTGACATCATTATTTGTTGTCGAGTAGTATGTTAATTGTCTATTACTATCATTCTCGTACGGGTATGTTAAGTAATACATCCAATTATAAGTGTAGGCACTTTTTGCTTTATACTGAAAGTGATTGTCTCCTATATTAGGTCTATAAAAATCAAACTCATAATACTGAGGAAACCCTCTCCATATACCACTTTGTTTTGAACCTACAGGGTCACTGTAATAAAGGTTGTATTGGAAAGGTAAATAAGTTGTTGTACCAGTATACGTGTTGTCATACAAGTATGTAATCTTGAAGGTAGGTCTGAATATCGTACTAGTCTGTCTCTCATCATCATAAATCTGAGCCAAATTCAAGGTCGAAGTCCTATCATACTCAGTGAGTTCTTGACTCTGCTCCTGAAGCGTTACAGAAAGTTCCTCATCTAAAGATGGGGCTCCCTTATATCTAAGTCCACTCGGTATTATTGTATACTTATTCATCTACAGAATACTTTGTTTTGAATTTATCCAAAGAGGTTTGTCCGACAATAGTTCCAAAATAAAATTGGAATGGTGCCCCAACCACAAATTTTTGTTTCAATGCTCCCGTTGCAATGTATTGGCCATTACCGACTGTACCATTGACATTGAATATATATCCTCGTGCATTCAAATCATTAGATTCTGAATTGTTACTCCAAAAATATGGAGTATCAGATGCATATCTATCTAAAGACTGATATCTCACATTTTGCACAATATCGGAAGATGCTGTCGCCCAGTTATTATTTTGATTACCAAAAATAATATTAGTGTCACTAAGTCTCCACTGATAGAATGGAACCACCTGTGATTTTATACTATAAGGGTATGGATAATAGCCTATGTCATCGGTACCTCTGAAATTTATTCTACCAGGTGCCAGATAATCTTTAGTTTGTAAATCTTCCGTAGTAGACGAAAACCATACTGCAATCGTTGGATTCTTTTCAGTACCTAAAATCTGTGTAGGTGGATTTGTATCACCCGAGAAAGCGTCATAATATTCAGGTGAAAAATTAATATTTCCAATTTCACTATTAATTGACAACAGTTGAGCAAGGTCTCCATCTATTCTTCTTTCAGGTCTCGAAAATAATTGATTAATGGAGTTATCTCCTGCAGGTATTAATTGTTGTAAGAAATTTTCATCAGTAATTCTTGAAATTACAAACAAATTAATCAAATCAGATGTATCTCCATAGCTTGTTGGATTTATGTTAGGTAATATAAATCCTCGAGTTGTAGGGTCAAAAGTTATCTCAGAATAGAAATAATCTTTCATTCCCAAATTTATGATAGTGGTAGGGTATAATAAGTTCAAATCATTAATACCTCCATCTTGTTTGTTTACTATTTTTCCAACAAATTTGTTTGTTATAAAACTGTATGGGCTACTTCTATAATAAAAGTTGTTACTATCCCGATTATAATAAACAACATCTTCACAAAACATAACTTCCCTAACCCGATTTTGTGTGTTGAAAAACGTATTAACTTGTATCGGAAAGAAATATAATGAACCGTTAATCCAATTGTTCATAAATGATTGGGCAAGTACTCCTCTACAAAGACCATAGAAAAATCTGAATCTATATCCCCACTCATTAAAGTTACTTATATCCTTTCCCAAATCTCTTAAAGGTCTTCGTAAGAACATATAACAACCTCTCTCAACCGCATCCTTTGTAGTACACTCTTGATTAACCTCAAAATTACTCCCAAATCCTTGGTAACAATCCAAACCGACCATATTTTCACAATTAAAAGACGATAATACAGTTGTATAGTTGGGTAAACCTTCGGCATCAGCAAAAGGGATTTCAGCACCTAAACTATATGGTGGTAAACCTAATGACGCATCTAATTCTGGAATTTCATAAAAAACAAAATTATTGTTTTGTTGTAACAGAGCAGGATTTGTCTGCCACGAACTTCCATTAAGAGCGTCAGATGATGGTAATCTATCAGTTCTCATCACATTAATAACTTTAGATGAAATTGACATAGGATTAGCCGACAAAGAAGGATAAGCATTCGGTGTATAGTATTCATATCTTACGTCGTTATAGTTGAAAAAAAGCGAAAGTATTTGTGATACTAGACCAGCGATCGAAAGACCAAATAAAACATTCAATAGTAAAATTAACCCTCCAATTCCTCCACTTGCAAAAACAAGTGGAGCCAGAAGTCCAAAAGATGCAGGTGCTAAAATAAGGGGAGCTAATGGTGATATATTAAATCCAGTTATATTTGAAAATATATAAGAAGCTCCAGAAACATCCTCGGATTCATCGTATTTTGCCGCATTTCGATTTATAGAATAAAAATCATTGTTAGTTTTAGTAACCATAGCAGTTACTCCTCCCATATTCTTATCGTTTAATCTATTTATATTAGAGTTCGCATCGATGCTTCCATAGTAACCTACTGTTGAAGTTGTGAATCCCGAAAAATCACTACCAGGTGTAAAAAAATAAGAAGGATAAAACATTCCGTTCTGGTTAAATGGTTGAACAGATATATTAGTTTGATTTAATTTTTGTATTGGGATATTAACTCTTGTTTGAGCGGTAATTACCAAATTAGTATCATCAATATTTTTACCAAATAATGCCCCCAATGAATATTCATTATTATATTTCGGAGAATATGGGTCAACCCCCCTTTGTAAAATAAGAATGAATTGGTCTTCAATGTCAGAAAATGCATCTAATGGACTTATTAAATAATCATTTTCATTTCTCGTATATCCAGCTCCAATTCCGGCGACCTTCCTTTGTTTAGCTAAAATTACTCGTGTTGGAGAGACAATTACATTTGGGAAAGCTTCTAGAGTTTCAATATTCCATATCTTAATAGCATCTGCAACTGTAATAGCAGTAACCACTTGATAATATTCTCTGTCTTGCGGATAAACTTGTCTTGTTATAGTACTACCTGTAGGTAATGTATATAAAACAGTTTGGTCAGTCGTTTGAGTAACAGCATAACTAACATTAATTGAAGTTGCTTGTTGAATTGTTGTTCCAGTAATTCCATTAACAATATTATTTTCAGTTTGAGCAGTAAACAAAAAGTTTTTATCTGTTGTAGTTGCAGGATCCACCGAAGTTAGTAATTGACCTGATTCGTAAAACTGATTGGATAATACTGTTATTGTATTGTCAAAGTGAAATTTACCAAAGTTTGAATCTTTTGCAAAAGTTACTTTTATTTTATTAAGGTTGTCAAAATATGAAGGTCTCGTATTGAATATGTTTATACGTTCTCCAATAGTTAAACTTTCAGAAAAAGCAAAATGTTTTCTTTCATCAGATTCATCTGATAAAAATTTAACTACCGACGATTTTGGTGTTTTGAAAACATTCAAATCTGCAACATCATCATTATTTCCAGCAATTGCCTGTGCAAAAATATCAGACTTTATTTGTACATCATCAGATGGAGTACCATCAGCTCCAAAAATAGACTCTAATCCTTCAATATAATTTGGTGGAAATGAAACATAAGATAAAACCCCATTAGTTCCACCGAGTAATGCTTTGGAATCCACCTGAGCCTCATTACATGAACAAGATTGACAATCAGGATAAGTTATCATCGGAAATCTTATTGTGAAATCTTTCGTTTCACATTTTAGTCTCAATCCATTACAAATAAATTGGAAGGGTCTAAACCCAAGAAGTTTTACTCGGCACAAATCACAAAGTGCTTGAATTGTAATTGTGTAAATAAACAAAAGTAAGTGAGCAACTATCAATAATACTATCCCAACAAACTGAATCACTGTGAATATTATAGAAAATAAAAAGTATAACAAATCAAAGTTTTTGAACCCATCATTAACAGGAAACTTATTAATAGTACTATCACAACTGTCATCATCAATTTCTTTTATCCCAATAAATCTACCTCGCCCATCTCCTTTTTTATATTGGTCAATTAATGATGATACAGTATAAACTCTATTGAATTGAAATTCATAAAAAGTGTCTTCGCAATCAATTATTTCATTTAATCTATCTATCTGTTCCGATCCAGTAAACCCATTTGTATATCCACTCCAAGCCAAACCAAAATAATAAGAACTTTCTTGAAGATTTTTCGCAGTTTGACTTGGTGAATTGTTCGGATCTGTTGTGGAATTAACCCATCCATATTCTTTCACATTAGGAACCAAATAACTTGGCCTTCTAGTTTGTATGGTTAAATCGTTCGCTTGTGACCATTTTATTTTGAACCTGTACTTACTTTTAGTTGGTATACCGAGAGTAGAATCGTTAGACAAAACTCTTTCTCCAAATTCATTTGTCACAACATAATCCAAATTCATTGGTAGTTCCGTTAACCAAGTCCCATCTCCATCGATTACATTACCCGCTTGTTCTAACTCATAAACCTCTAATACAGGATTACCATCCTCATCTTGTTGTATTGTTTGTCTTATTGCTAATATTTGGCCAGGCCCAGAAGTAAGCCCACACAAATTACCCATATTATCTTTAGGTTTACAACCTCCAAACGTTTCACCAAATAGTCTAAGTCCAGGTCTAATTCTGAATTTATCAGGTGAAGAAAACATTGACCCCATAAAGACTGAAGTTGGTTGAATATCTACATTCGCATCATCTCGTAAATCAAAATCTAATCTATTGATTGATATGTCACATATTTCAGGATCTCCCCATAAAGGAGAAATTTCAGCATTTTTAGTTAGATTAATAATTTGAGGTAAGGAATTCAAATCAGCAGATGACCTAAATTTATTTCCCGCAACTTGTGCTTCAGTCGCTAAACCCATTCTAATTAAATCTTGTGGTGTTAAGGAGAACTCACCTATGTCTGAAAGGTCAACATCCATCACTATGGTCTGTTCTCCGAGTGGAACTCCCATTATCATATAGTCCCCACTATCATTTGTTCTAGAGGTAAACCTGTAATACTTGTCGTAGATTTCTACTGTAGTGCTTCCTGTTAGAACATCTGATTTTGAAGGTAATGTTCCTGTTGCAGAGTGTTTTGAATACGATGGTGTATAAGGAAGTAAATTATATCTATACCCATCATCGTTCCTATCGTTTGGAGATTTGTATGGATATATACTTGTAATTATTGGGTTTGATTCATCAACCTCTTCGATTGGAATGAATATTGAAACTCTGGCGTTTGGGACGCCAAATCCATTATTTGCTGTGACTCTACCTACCAAAACACCATAGTCCGCACAACTTCTTGTGTAGATATCCGTTTGTTGTATTTTAAGAGATAGTATTTCTAAGAACTCAAACTCTTGGTCTAATTGTACATTAATTGATTTGTTAATACCAAGTTCGGTCTTAATTCTATATGAATCACCCATGTAATATCTTTAGTTTATAAATAGTTTATGTGTAATTTTTAAGAATTAAAAGCACACACATTATAAATTATAAACCAAAGTATTGGATAATAAACCGATTATGAAAAAGTAGTAGATTGGAAATTCTGAACCGAAACCTTAATATCTTTATTTGGATATCTGATTTGGTATACCTGTGATGGTTGTGCAAAAATTGTTGAGTTGACTGGTTGAATCTCTCTTGTCTCAGGATTAGAATATTCCATAGAAGTTTCCTCAGATGAATACTGACCACCAACATTATTAAAAACTTTAATTCCTGAAACAGTTAAAACTCCATTTTGGTTTTGAATAATACTTTGAATTTCAGATAAATAGACATTCTGTCCCAACTCCCTTACTTGTGGATTAAAATAAGCCGAGATTCTATCCACAACATCAGCAATAACTTGACCTGAATTCTGAGCCGATGTCAAAACAATAGAAACTTCAAAACTCAAATCGATAACCTCAGCAGTAAGAATAGATATATAATCATTCATCATTCTATAGTTAGAAAGATACGTCGCGACATTTTGTTTTAAGGTATTTGATACAATATTTGTTAACTTTCCTGAAGTATCATATGATAATAATTGAATCAAAATTTTGTTGTTGTTTTCAGTAACTGAAACTTTGGCAGGTGCACCAAACTCTGATGGCATATTTCTGATAATAGACTCATAATCTTGTACTGTAACGGCTCTCTTTTGAGCTGAGAAGTTAAATGAAACATAGTTTCTAATTTCTTCAAGTGACGGTAACCCCGCTCCACCGATTGCAGCAGTAACGTTATTACATCTCAAAGAATTAACTACTGATGAGTTAGTAAGTTCGGATGGTCCATTAACAAAGAAAGACACGGTACCAATTTGAGTAATAACATTTGTACCTAAGTTAGTACCTAAACCACCACCAATTCTATATTGGACAAATAAAGTTGAGTTTGGAGTTAAAGCAGACCCTAAAGATATGTTGTTCGAATATCTTTGTAAATCTATTGTCGTCCCTAATGTCGTGAATTGGTCAAGAGCATCTTGTGCTGTATTTGTACCACCACCAAAAGTTAATTTTTTGAATCCTTCAGGTGTATATTCACTAATAAATCTATTTGGTGTTTGAATATACCTACCAACCTTAATACCTGGCTGGTCGGATACTTTTGTCGGATCTTCAATAAAGACCCTATCCTCAGCCAAAGCATCTACCTCATACCATTTGTTAGATGGTCCTAAAAATTCCGCACTTGTTGGTATGTTGGTGTATTCAGTTCCACTTTTTAATAAAACACTCGTTATACCTAATACATTTTTTTCAGGTAAAAATAATTCAAAAAATGGCTTAACATCATTTGGTGTAATAATTCTTTTGAACACCTTAGTAATACCATTAACAACCAGTTCTCTTTTAGTAATTGTATAATTAACTAATATATTATTCGCGTTGAAGTTAGGTATCTTAAGTCTATTAGGGAATCCTTGGGCATTGTATGGTGATGTGAAATCAACATCATATATATTTTCAAAAACAATACCAGCACCTGAAACTTGAGACCCACGTGATAAAATTCCAAGATACCTTTCATCTTCTTTATCCCCAAAGGCCGGTACCGTAATTGAAAAATCTACTAAAGATACTGATGGTCTTTGTCCAGGCAGTTTCAATCCATAAGTTCTTGCAATATTATATATTGAAGACCTTTGTTGAGCATATTGCAATACTGTTTCTTGTATACTCCTATCGATGTGATAATGTAAGTTGTCCGCAACAGCAGCATTCAAGTCTAAAAATACTGAGAATACAGATGCGTCATTAAAATCCTGAATCAGTTCAGGATAATATGTTCTCACATAATTTAGTAACTCAGTTCTTATTCCTTGATAATCTCTGGTTGTATATGAAATTTTACGATTTGCCATCTATATTAAATATTAATAATTACAAAATCACTTTGAGCAAAAGTCGATCTGTTGTTTGAGTAATCTATTCTAATTTTTGCAGTATATTCTGAGGTACCTTTTCCTGGTAATCTATAAATTGGAGATTCACTTGTACCTATAATGTTTTCACCTATCATAGTATCAACTTCCTCCATTGGGTCTGCCGGTGTAATTGTTATCTGATTTAATAAAAGGTTCGGCATAAATTGTTGAACCGCATCCCTAATATCTGATTGAATTGCATCAAAAGTCAAACCATCGAATGGTTCAAATAAGAATTCGTATAATCTAGTACCAAATTCAGGTAAATAATATCTACTTCCCTTCCTTGTTAAAAGTAAGTGAATTAAATCAGATTTTACCTGTTGAGATTCTAGTTGAGTAAGTTCTAAAAAATCACCACGTCTAGAATCTCTGAATGGAAAATTAATACCATATGTAACTCCGTTCGCCATAAAGATAAATATAAGTCCCTTGTTTTTCCTTATAAATAGCCCAAAATAAAAAATCCCGATATATATCGGGATTAATTATTTAATTAAGAGGAACAACCGAAACATTCAATTTCAATTCCTTCAGGTTTTGGTGGTAAATTCATATTACTATAATCAATTTTAGGAACCTCCACACTTGTTTTTATTGTCTTTGACTTTGATAAGTCCAACGCTAAGTGTTTAGCACCAGTTGAAATTGCCTTAGTCCTTACATAATAACATAATGTTTTCAAACCTTTTTCCCACGAGTGAAAGTGAGATGATGTAATTTTAGACAACGTAGGGTTCGACATATATATGTTCATAGACTGAGACTGGTCGATGAATGGTGCTCTATCAGCCGACATATTAATCAAGTCTCTCTGAGAAATCTCCCAAATTGTTTTGTACTTAGGAATTAAATGTTCAATTCTCTTAACCTTTTTGTTATAGTTTTTGTCTTCAGGGTCAAGGTATTGATTAAAATTAATGTTTTGAATAGAACCTTCATTCAAAATAATTTCATTCTTCAAATCTTCAGACCAAATACCAATTTTTTCAAAGTCATTAATTAAGTACTTATTCACAATCATAATTTCCCCACCAACAACTCTTCGGTTGAAGAGTGCTGAATGTGCTGGTTCAGTCATTTCAAATGAACCTGTAATTTTTGCTGAAGATGCAACTGGCATCTGAGCGGTAAATAAGGAGTTACAAACACCAAACTCTTGAACATCTTTCTTTAGTGTTTCCCAATCTAAGAATAACTCAGATTCATTAATTTCCCACATATCAAATTGGAAGATACCTTTTGACATTGGAGAACCTTTGAAGAATTCGTAAGGGTGTCTAATTCCTTTCTTACACAAATCATTACTTTCAGTAATTGCTGCGAAGTAAATTGCTTCAAAAATATTTTTGTTCAAAGTCTTAGCCTCATCAGAAGTGAAAACATAATCCAAAAGACAGAATACATCCGCTAAACCTTGTACTCCAATACCAATTGCTCTTTGTTCTAAACCTCCTTTAAGACCTTTTTCAGTTGAATAATTATTCTTGTCGATAACATTGTTCAACGCTCGTACTGCTTTTCTAACTTCTTGAATTAATAATTTGTAGTCAAACTTTCCCTCAACAATAAAGTTTTTAAGAACGATTGATGATAAAGTACAAATCGCTGTTGTGTTCTCATCAGTATACTGATAGATTTCATTACACAAGTTAGATTGTTTAATCACACCAATGTTTTGATGGTTGGTTTTCTTGTTCGCACTATCTTTAGCACATAAGTAAGGAACCCCAGTTTCAACTTGAGATTCAATTACTTTACTCCAAATCTCTTGGGCT